ATAAAGAAATGTAATAAGTTTTATTGAATTTAATATTTTTCATAACATGGGTGTCAAATGTCAGATAGAAAAAAAGGAAAATGAAATAAAACGGGTTAAGGCTCCTAACGGGGAGCCTTCCGTTCTTTACGAAAGTGCTTTAAAAGTATTAGGAAACAGCGAGCGGGCTCTTCAGGTATGGGCTAAGGCTTACACTCCTGGTTTTTTGTCGTATTACGGTCATTGGAATAACCCGGCTCCAGGGGAGATGTTTAACACCGATCCCAATGGCGAACCTCTTTTAGAAGATGTGCTGTCGTATATGAAGCGTCAGACTTATTTTGCTGATCCTTTAACGGCTCAGGATGTTAAGGATGTAAGGGATTTCCTTTTGTCTACTCATTATTTTTTCAATGCGTCTTCATTGTCTAATGCTATTCTCTTCGATTTTTATGTAGATGGCAGTTTGATACTGAATGAGCAGAAATTAAGGAGATCCGGTTTGTATGATGAAACAGAAATAAGTCGTATTTTATCCGATCCTTCTGTTTTAAACGAGGTTTCGACTTCCATGAGAAAGTTAATAGATTCTTCTATTAACGAACATGATAGGGAAAAAGATAATTATTTTATGTCTATTGACTATCAGTATGGTCCTATTGTTTACAAGGAGGGAGTGTTTAACCAATTTGGTAAAAAAGTACCATATAATCCTTCTGAGCTTTATTATGCTATGCGTAAAACAGTAGCCGGCATAAAAAACTTTTCTGAATTTTCATCTGCTTTTGAATCGTTGAGAAATTCATATCCTGAACTGGTTGAGAAATTCGTTTCTGATAAAGAATTTGCCGAATCTATGTTTGATGAGTTCTCATCTACGAATAAGATTCCGGTAATAAACATAGAAGGGGATGATGTGGTGGAAGGCAAGAGAAGATCTTTGTCTAAGCTACAAGATCTTTCTTATTACAATTCCGGCAAAATAGAGTTCCTAAGAGCTCGTATATCAGCTTATTTACATAGGGCTAATGCCGACACCGAATCCGATTTAAGAAGCATGATATGGGATATAGAAGAGGCTTGTACGTGGTTTGGCATAGATATAATAGGGACATCGGAAACTTATGATGGCACAGAAGAATCTTTGAATAAGATAGATAATTTGATGCTGGATCTTGATATTTATGTGGCCAGGCATAATGATGTAAATTATGCTCCAACGCTGGCATCTTCTATAGATGATGTTCTTGGTGATAGTACAGACTATTATTTTGGATTATTGCCGGAGTATATGGATAATTTGAATATCGTTTATTCTGAATCCGATATAGACCCAGTAGAGGCATTTGAGAAACATTCATTGCTTAAGGTAGGAGATAATCTATATCAAAGGATCAGCAAAGATGATCTTAACGAGATGTATCAAATATCAACAGTATTAGCCAAGCACAACCTAACTCATTTTTCTACTAAAATATATCCTGAATCTTGTTTTAAGAACGGCGTTTTGGATAAAGAGAAAGTACGGAACGTAGATAATAATACGCTCATGGCTTCCATTAAAAAATACGTCAGATCGTTCATGGATTCTCAGAACACGGAGGACATGATAATGACCAGGATGGCGTTTGGGCACCCTGCGGTACTTGACGTTCCTTACGTGGATGTGGATCGGGAGTATAGTCGATACATGAACAAAAAACAAGATAGCGAAAACCCATTATCCTTATTCGATTTATACCAATCTTACCTTGACAACAAACTCCATAAAACAAAATTATATGATAATGCCTATAAGTATCTTGACTTCAAACCTGGTCCATCTTTGGGTCTTATTTCTGATGATCCTGATATTTTGAAATCAATAGAATTATCTTTATCTGGAAAAGACAGGTTGATGTTGTTTGATTATAGCATGACCAGTACCGACCCTTCTTTATCAGAATTGTTTTATTTGGAGAGGTATGACCCTTCGTATGCTGGGAATGATTTTGAACACTATTTTTACACCAGGCACCCGTATTTGTTAAAAGAAAAATCGGGTTCTAATATCGTAGAGCAAGATGGTGTTATAACAGCAGAAGGTATTTATGATAATTTTATAAGAGTAGGTAATAAGATATGGTCTAAAGTAAGCGAGAGTAGTTCCGGCTCTATCTACCAAAATCTGACAGGAACCGAATCGGAGGTGAAATACGATTCTACTCAGAAGGCTAAGACGGTAGAAACTGATTACGCTCCATACCAAAACAGATCTGGCTTGACGCAAGACATGACCGTAAGCAAGTCTGAATTGGATGATCTTAACAAATTGGAATGCAGGTAATTTTTGTATATATATATAGTTTTTTCATAGTTATAATTTGGGAAGTGAGGCTTGTGAAAGTCTCACTTTTCTTATATATGCACGTATATCAATAACATACAAGAAAAGTTAGATTTTCATTGTTTATGAATTATTTTTGTTAAGTTTGCAATATTAGTTTCAGGAAGGGATTATGGAAATAAGGAAAAAGTAAGAACCGAACGTAACTAATAACAGTAGGAAATGAGAATCAGTACCATCAAACGTAACAACAGCATTCATCTTATGTATAAAAACATTATGAATGATTTAGGTCAATTAAGAACTGTAGTTTCAAAATCCTATATTTATAATCTGATACAAAATCAAACCGGATTAAGTATCAGAACTATATCCCATGTACTTAACCATACCAAAGAACAGGATACGGATTCTTTGTGAAAAGCATGTATTTTCATACATTTGTTCGTTCTTTAGTTTTAGTAGGGAAAAGTTTTTCATGGTATTTTAGTTTAGATTGGTTGAGGCAGGATTCGCAGTGATGCGGATCCTGTTTTGATTTACAGCGCTTTACCCAAAAAGGAAAAGCGAAAGTTGCTGATTATCAATTTTTCCCCATAAATGGGGAAAACTACTCGTTGTATATTATATTTCCGTTTTTACTGAAAATCCTTCCATTTTATCGGAAACAAACTCAGCCTTGTTCCACCCTGCAATCATGATCCTTGTTACGTGCTTCATGCACGTATGTTTAACAATTAAATACTATAAAATTATGGGTGGTGATAAAATCGTCCTTTTAGATGGAGCCGGGGCTAACGGTGGTGGTGCAGCCACTAACGGTCTTCTTTCAATGATTCCCGGCATGTTTGCTAATTTGATAGGTGGTAATAAAATGGATCCGAATCTGGTGGCGGCTTTGATGAACGGTCGTAACAACCAGGACGGTTTCGGTGGGGCTAACGGTTGGTGGCTCTGGATAATTGTTTTGTTCTGGCTGTGGGGTGGACGCGGCTTCGGTAACGGTTTTGGAAATGGCGGTGATTGTTGTGCCAATGGTTTGCCGGCTCAGTTGAATAACGATTACGGTCGTGAACTTTTGATGCAGGCAATTCAAGGTAATCGTAGCGCTATAGATCAGATTGCTTCTGCTTTGAACTGTTCTACTACTCAACTTCAGAACGCTATCTGCAACGTACAGGGTGCTATTGATAAAGTAGCTGGTCAGGTAGGTATGACTTCTCAGGCTGTTATCAACGCAGTTCAACAACAAGGTTGTGAAATAGGAAATCAAATCAGCTCTTGCTGCTGCAATCTGAGTTCGTTGATCAATCAAAGCACTTGCCAGACTCAGGGAATGATTACTCAGCAAGGTTTTGATAACCAGCTTCGCACGTTGGAACAAACCAATGTCTTGCAGAACGGTCTCAACCAAGGTCTGGCTAACAATCGTGAGCAAGCTACAAGCCAATTCAATATCTTGTCTGCGAAACTTGACGCCCAAACCGTTATGATCAACGACAAATTCTGTCAGTTGGAAATGAGGGAAATGCAGAACACTATTGCTCAACTTCGTGAAGAAAAAGCGGCTTTGACAGCTTCGGCATTATCTCAGCAACAAACCCAGAATATCGTTGGTCAATTACGTCCGACGGCCGTTCCGGCCTACCCCTCTTGTTCTCCTTACCAGGCTTATACTTGGGGACAGGTATTCGGAGGAGGTTGCTGCAATAACGGATGCGGATGTAACAACGGATGTTGCAATAACAACGCTGCTGTCTGATTTTATTAAGAAAGGAGGCTAATATGGCTTGTGTTTCTAAAATAGGATCGTTGTATGAGATGGTTACGAAGAATGTTATTGTCAGTACGACAAATACAGTCTTCGGTATTAACCCACGGGCTTGGATCGCCCTTCCGTGTGAGGGTCTTATCCTTCTTAAGATAAGGCAAGTAGTTCCCACAGCCGGAAGTGCTCTACCGGTACAGATTGCGGTCCCGGCAAACAGTACAGTTTCAACAGTAGGAGCCGACACCTGTTGCCCGGTTACGGGAGTGAATGTCGTGAACCCTATTAACGTAGCTGTCACGGGTGCTGCTATGGTAAATGGCACAGAACGCCTTCTGTACTTCAATAAAGTTCGTGGCGTGTTAAGATTAATGGATTGTTGTGTTCCGACAACAACAGCCCAGGCGTATGAAGTTAAAGCAGGTAAATGATTTCAGTAGGGTGATGAAGATCATCACCCTATTTTCACCTAACTAATATTTTGATCATGTTTTCAGATTTGAAGAAAGGGTTTCAGGTACATACCCTTGATACTAATACAGTACCTAAATACGAATTGGGAAAGGTAGTAGCCGTATCCGAACCCAGGTATCTTCCTCCTCAGCCAGGTCAGTATCAGGCGATGCAGACCCGCGTGGTGGATCTGACGGTAGAGCTCACTGGCGAAACCAAGACCTATACGGTCCCGGAATCCCAGAATGTGGCTAAGGCTATGGGCATAACATTATCTACCAGCATAGATCCGATTATGAACGAACTGAATGCTATAAAAAACACCAGTCAAGACATAATAAACAGCGTAGATGCCCATCGTGCCAAGATAGAGGCTTGTGAATCTATATTAGAAGACATCAATCCGGCATTCAAACAAACGAGAGAGCAGGATCGTAAAATAGCTGGTATAGAAAATAAGGTGAATGACCTTACTGATTCATTCGAAGATTTAAAGAAGTTAATTGTAGAACGTTTGAAATAAGTATAATATGATAGTATATGATTTAAATTCAGGACACAGAGAATATCCTGGATATGACGAGATAGAAGACAGACGAGGTGGAGGCAGAGGCAGAAGCCGGCGTTCTGATGGGACGTACATGGGGTACGGTGGTGGTATTTACGACCATTACGGTATGCATGAGAAGATGAAGGAAATGGAAGAGCGAGAAAACGAGCTGGAAGAAAGGGAAAGAAGGCTCGAAGAGCGCGAACGTCGTCATGAAATGGAGGACCGGGAATACCGGAGGATGGGTTACGAATCCTACCCGACCGATTACTATGGAGACGACAGATACTACGGTGACGGACCTCAGATGCGTAGAGGTCGCGGACGTGGAAGAGGTCGTTCTTATTGAGGAGCAGACGCAGAGGATCCAGCTTATCAGAAATATGTAGATACTTACGGCTACCATTTTTCTAATGCTCTCGCTGATGAGGCGGTAAAGAAGATGGTCAACGTCGATGGATCCAAGAGGATCTGGAAGCAGCCGGAAATAAAAGATATTTTTGAAAAGTGCGGAGCGAAGAAGCCGGATAAAGCGACATGGGGCGATGTCCAATATGTCTTTGCAATGTACTATTCGGATGGTTTTCCGAAGGTCTTCAAATGTGAGAACGAGTTGGTGAAAGCTACGTTAATGTATTTGGATGATCCGGATGCTCCCGAAGGAGTAGCCTTTATAAGATGGCTTGCCGTGCAAGATTACCTCGGCGAAAAAATAAACTGGAAGGATCTGACCTGAGATCCAGACCCAGGTCCTTCCGGTGGTGCGGGAGCCATAGTAAAAAATATGATTCCCGCATTCCCGTTTTTCCCGTTTGGAAAAAAGGAATAAAAATATTATACCGGTCGGCGGGCAATAGAATACCCGTGGCCGGTTTGTTTCACATAACTTTTTTTTGACATGAATATAGCACACGAATCTAAATCGAATAAAACCCCATTGTATTTAATAGGAGAGTTGATTGGCGTACCGAATACGGTTATGGACTCAGCATTGCATGAACTGAAAGATAGAATAGACAAAGACCCTAAATATAAAGATGTTAAAAATTGGCTCGAATCTTTACCCAAGATCTGAACCTATTTTTCCCAATACCAGGCCCGATGCGATTTTAACGTATCGGGTTTTTATTTTAATTCATATTGTTTTATTTTAAATCTAATTAATTTATAAATGTCGTACTTTTGTTGAAAAAGTATTTTTTATGGAAAATAAGGAAGATTACGTTGGTTACGAAGATCAAGAACTGTGTAACCGGTATTACAAAGAGGCTGAAGCCATGAGGCAAAAGCAGGACTGGTCTCGGCTTAGGGCTGCCCCTGCTCCGGCTAAGGGAACGCCATCGCCCGGCTGGGGTCAGCTTGGACGTGGAAATGAAGTTCGTGTCAAGTACGTTAGCATCAATTCAGGATTGGGAGGGGATAGGTTATGACTGTAGAAGAATTAGCTAATAAAAGATACGGTGGCGAATTTGTTTTCATGCTTGGTCATCTTGAAGGTAGAACAAGATTCGTTTTTGAATGCTTTGATCCAAGACCTGATCACGAAGGTAAAAATACCTATATGGTTTCTTATTTTGAGAAGGGACTTCGTAGAAGAGATGTGGTAGATGTACCGTGTTATATGAATGTTTCAGCGAAATCATGAAAACACTACTTTTAAACGTACCTTCTTTCTCTGGTAAGATAGTTTCTCCTACCTGGATTAAAGCCGTAAGGGATTTCCAATCTAAATCGAAGGCAGAAAGAGATTCGTATTGTTCGGCTTGTGGATGTACGGGAGGGTGTAACCTGTGCGATGATATAAGTAAATATAGGATTTCAGGACAACTAAAATATTATATATAATATGGTTAGAATCGCATATTTCGGAACCGATGGCCGTCCTGGTCATTACGCTATTCCGATACGAGGTAAATTCACAGAAGAGGATATTAAGGTAATAGAATCTGTAGATTGTGATGATTTCTATAAGGTGTTTGACGTTATGCGTTTTAAGATAGCTGAGTTTAAAGGATGGACGATATTAGGAATCCCGGCAAGCTTAGACGATCATAGACCTGGAAGCAAAACCGTTATCTTCATAGAGGGTAAAGCTAACGAAACTGACTTTATGGAAGTTATACAAGAGTATTCTTTTCTTAAAAATAAGGTAAAGAAACTTGCCGAATTGTATCATGATGGAGAATGGCTTGCGACTGGTAAATTGAATCAAGATCCGCCTACTAACAAGGAGCGGTTTCAATTTACGTTAGACAAGGATGATATTATTAACATGATTAGGGGAGTCGATTTAGATCCTTATTCTGATGTGGCGAATGAAATGGAGAAAATCGGATTGGGATCATCATCTGATTCTTCATATGAGGGTCCCATATGGTCTTGGTTTGTTAACAAAGTAGAACTTTGGCAGAAGAATAATGTATGGGATAGTTTCTCCGCTGAGTTTTTGTGGGGTTTGTATTGTAAGATAAAGAAAGTATAATAACAATTAATTTAAAATAAATCATGGAATTAAAGGATTTTAAAGATGTAATTAGAGTGATGACAAAAGAAGAGTTCGAATCAGCAATCAACGAAGATATTAAATTCGTTGAAAGATTTAAGCATTTTTTTAAACATGATGATGTTGCGAGGATAATAGAACACGTAAAGTCAGTGTTAGAAGCATCAGTGGACTACTTCTATCCTAATCATCCTGAAGTAGAATTTGAAAAAGATTTTAATATACAATACGATGTCAATAATATCTTGAACAAATACGGCCACACCGAAATGGGTATGTATAAAATACAGCTCTATATAGAGAACATTTTGGGTAGTATTCAAAACAAGAAGCCTGTAGACGTGGGAGAAGTCTCTGACGGATACCACACTTTCAATGAATTGTATCGGTATAGCATGTTGTATAACGCTGCCTTCTTTAATCTATTAGCCAGAAGCGGACAGGTTGAAGTTTGCAAATCAAGGAGACACAGCGACGGAGAAAAATGCTTCGGTTCTGATGATTGGTTTATTGTGATGGCGATCCTGCCTACCGGTCAGGTATCTAATCACTATGAAAGCAAATACTGGGATTTGTTTGATGTTCCTGAAAGAGAAACCGCTTTCGAATACGATGGCCATACACCAAATGAAGCTGCCGACAGACTTAAAAAGTATCTCAAACTGCCTCGTCGTGGCATGACATTCGAACAGGCTTTAGAACGGCTTAAATTAGGTCGTAAGATAAAAAGAATCGATTGGGGTAAAAAGTATATCTGTATGTTTGACGTAAATATATTGATGGTAGATACAGGTCAAAAAGTAGCATCAAATTGGAATCCAACCGAACATGATATTATGTCTAATGACTGGGAGATTGCGGGATGAGTTTGTTTGTATGTTCAAAATGTGGCTGTATAGATAATACAGCCACATCATATTACTGGGCTCTTATAAGACCTTGTAAGAATCGTATTTACGATAAGTCGCTAAAGGGATATGAAGGCAAGCCTCTTTGTTCTGAATGTGCCGCTATTGAATATAGTAAGGGAGGCGAAGTGGTGGTAGTTCCTGGAACGTGGCACGGTAAGTTCAAGAAAGAATGGCCTACTGAAGAAGAAAAGAAGCATATTGGTAAAAACGGTATTTTAAATTATTGATTTATGTGTGATAAGGAAATTGTTGTATGTGCAGCTATATGGGTTCAAGATCACAAGAACAAGCCTCACGGTCCAGTAAATATACCATCTGGAACCGTATTTTGTGGATTGAGACACTGTTCCATAATATCGCAACTTGCGGCATACGGAATAGCTCATAAAAACCGCAGTGTTCAAGGATTTTTGACAAGCAAGAATCGGTTTTTAACAAGAGAGGAAGCGTCTGAACTTGTTAGAAACAATAATCAGGAGATGGTGGTAGATAGAAATGCCATTAGAGAACAGTTGTATTCAGAAGATTTGTATTAACTAAAAAATAAAACAATATGGGATTTATAATCAGAAAGTCAATATTTTATGATATGATGGACGGCAATCAATTAAAGTATGAATTTGACAACAGGGATTTAGATCATATCATATTTAAAGGTGATGGTAAAGAATCTTTTTCATTTAACAGAGCACTTGTTGAAAATTTAATTGAGACATTTGAAACCATGCATGATATATATTCCGATAATTACAAGCTTAAGGTTTATACTGGTAATTGCATAATTCAATTGAGCGAAGATTCAAAGGACTTAAGTAAATCCTTTTTTGACGTATATGATAAAGATGAAATGAAAATGATATACGCAATAAATATCAGTATCTTGAAAGAAATGTTTGTCATATGATCACCAAGCAAGATATACAAGCAGCAACATCGTATATTTTCCGAAGCAGTTTTGTCTCGGAGGACCAGGCAAGGAAAGCAATGGTAAGAGCCGGCAATAACGCTACCAAGAACCTCGTCAAGACCTTTAGAGGCAAGTTGTTCAAGAAAGCTTTTGAAAGAGCCCGTAGAGGAAAGGATATCAGTTTTTTTGAAAGACAGGAAAAAGAAAGTGGTTTCAACTTTCTTTACAATCCTAATAATGGTCGTATGCAAAGCGGTCATATTATAATAGATGGAATTGATCTGTTTAAACAAATAATTCATGAAAGGTAAAAAAGTTGATATTCGTTTAGGTAGAGGTCTGGCGANNNNGATGATATTGCTTCTCTTATAAAGCGGTTTGAAAATGAATCAAAGTAATATAAAGTCGGGCATGTGTCTTGTCCGACTTTTTTTATATATTTGTGGCATGGCAAGAGGTTATTATTGGATACCGCAGACAGATGAAACGTTAAATGGCAGAAGCTATTACGTGGCTAAGATAGTAGGGGATATCACGTTTGATACTAAACGAAAAAGAATCGTATTTCAAGCTGATAGGTATTTCCCTGTAGGATCTGTTTTCCATTTTACGCACAATTGCTTCAATTATATCATAACTTGCCGGCTTCGTAAGCCGGGGCTTTGGTTTGAAGCCAGGAGAGAGGATTCGGGCCCTATTTGCCCTGAAGATATTGAGCGCTTTGAATCGGGAAGGTTTATACACCGAGATGGGTACATGCGTTACATATAAGCTGAACTTGACGATTTTTCGTCAGATTATAATTTTTCTTCATATCATTTTTAAACCATCAGACTGAGAAGTTAGATGGCTTTATTTTTTATGATATGCTTGATTTTTAACTACCTTTGTCTCATAACAAAAATGTTTTATCATGGTATCAACGTGTATTATTAAAAGAGATAATAAAAAGAAAGTTGTTTCTGTCTCTACCAGATCAGGGGACAGGTCTATGTTGTTTGATAAGATAGCATCTATTCCTCTTATGGAGAACAGGGAACGGGCTACTACTGTTTTTAAAACCGTATTTTCTAATAAGTTCTTAAAGGATTTTGGCGACTGGAGAAAGAGAGTGCCTATCAACAAACCGGCTTATAATAAGGTTAAATCCAACATTGATCTTATTCCGGAAGCTTATAGAGAAAGGGTACTGGATAAGGCTTCTAAGATGAGTAATCCTGTTCTTGTATCAAAATCAGATGCAACTTATGGGATTCAAGAATCAGGCTTCGGATTCTATAGCCAAGATCTGGGTGATAATATTATGTTGGTGGATGCTATGATCCCATCAAGTATTTCCGTACCGGAAGAACCAGGAATAGACGCCGGGCAGTATTTACAAGATGCTATATCTTCGGACTTCACTCCCGTATCTGTGGTACAGGATAAGGGTGTTAATTATATGGTTATAAAAGACGGTCTTAAGATATTTAGCCCAGAAGAGCTACCAGAAACAGATTCTAATCCTGTGGGTGTAACGTATCAGACTGGAGAGCCTCGTTTGTTTTTCATGAACGATCGTAGTCAATTATTTGAAGATTACGGAGAAGCTCTTCGCTCTGGCGGGAATGATATTAGAATAGGATTCTTATCAGGAACCGTTCAAGAATCTACCGTGGATGGCGTGGCAGACATTACTTACAAAGCTGGAAAGTATGTTCTTAATAATCCCAAGTCTTTTATACCGGTCATTACCGCTTCTGCTTCTACTTCTTTATCAACAAAAGGCGGGATAATTAACTACCTTATAAAGAAAGGTCTTTTGTCAGGATCTAAGATATTCGATTCTGAAACAAGAAGCTATTATCTTACAGGAGAAGGTTATACAGGACAAATTAGACTTTTCAATTCAGCCTTATCATACACCGAGCTCCGTAATCATTTTGGTTCCGATGTTTCCATGAACGACCAAGGTATGATAACCATAAGCTCGTTGGATAACAGTAAGGTAACTATGAGACTCGCCACCGGAGGAACGGAAAGGGTTAGTAGGGAACAGATAAAGAACGATCTTAAGTCAGGAAGATACAATGAATTGGACGCCAAGTACGATCATTTTGATGCGCTTGTAGTTTCATTCATATTAGAAGATAACGATCTTTATGCTGATACTAAAGCTAAGATCGTATCAGATTATAGCAGGCAGGAACGTGACCAACGAAATTCTATTGTCGAGATACTGAAAACGCTTGGCGTTAGTGTCATAGGTATGACCGACTATATAGAGAAGTACCAAGCCAAATACGGGCACGAACCTTCTGCTAAGGCATTGGCGGATATTGCTAATAACGTAATAGCAGTTGGTGAAGATGCTACTTTATCTGATTTAGTAGAAGAAACAGCCCACTTCCTTGTAGAGGCATACAGAGATCAGAATGCTGTTGAGGCTGTTCTGCAAGATGTGGAAGGTACGGAAGAGTGGAACCAGTATGCAGGTCAGTATTATAATACATACGGTAAGGTATATGAAGGAGCTGAGCTTGATAATGCTGTTAGGAGAGAAATTCTTGGAAAGATCCTCGCCAGGGAGATGCAGACCGGCACAGCACAGGCGCCGGTAGAGCCCACCTCCTTCCTGGGGCGCGTCCGGCGGCTTTTCTCTGGAATAGTAAGCTGGCTTAAATCAGCTTTATCAACCCAAAGACAAGATTTGAATAACGTTATTAAAAACATTCGTGATCTTGCCATTACTGACATAGA